CTAGGTCACCGTATAGCTCGCCAGTTTGGGTTGCCTCGTCATACACTGCGATGCAGTCTTGATCCAGCGCCGTGGCGATCTTATTGAGTGAGTCTACTGCCTCACGGAATCGGATAATCACTGTGGGCTCAGTGGCTGAGCGACGTACTGCAATGTCTTCGATGCCACGCACGCACTTGAGCGCCTCTGTGATCGTCTGATCTACCGTGTTGAGCTCGCCAGTGAATGGGTTTGCGAGTCCGATGTTTAGTGTCTTCATAGTATAGCTCCCGTAGTTTGGTTAGTACTGCCTCGAGCGCACTGGTAATCAATACGCTCTGAGCATTACTATCTTGCTGGTCTCGAGCACTTCCCCTTATCCAGCACCTAGTCTTTGCCTCAGCATATCTAGGGATCGCCACGTTGATAACCCAGCTGGTACTTAGTCACTGGAGGCGCCGTATCGTGGCCCCGTGCCGTCTGCCCTAGTCTGCGCATTGTTATCATCCCGATAACTCACTGCTATGACCTGAGTGCCGATGCTTGATTATAACGACCTTTAATTCTGAATGTCAAACACTATTTAATACCCGACTAAACTGTGGGGTTTTGTGGGTAATCGTGGGAATTGTGTTATCGCCACAACGCGGCCCACCCCCATCCCAGCACATCGCGCGCGCATCACCCTGAGAGCCCACGCAGTATATCAATTAGCCGCGATCGCACACCACCTGATACCTACCCCTCATCTCGAGGCAAATCGCCTCTATGGCCCCTTAAAACGCGTCCAATCCGTCAATAGGGACAAACCCCTAGATTGGCACGCTGGCAGTATGTTAGTGCGCACTAACATAGTAGGGCGCTGGCATACTGCCAGTGTGCCTAATAACCACACTGGCAGTATGGGTATCGGGCCATTGACTCTGTCCCCATTATCAGCAGACTGGCAGGGTGAGTGCTAAGGTCTGCGTTTCACATAGTGAGATGCCATTCCACATTGTGAAACGACCCTCCTTTTCGGCTTAGGGTCCCTTTTGCTGATGTGGCATACCCCTTGATCGGGTACCACCCACCCCGGGGCGGTGGCCCCAGGTCAAAACCCAAGTTTGTGAATTTTTTTGTAAAATTTGCCAGGGTATCCAGGATGCAGTGCAGCATAATCCACAGTATTTTTTCGTACCCTGGCTCGGTAACCCTTTGATTATAAAGAATATTTGTACCCCAATCCACAGTATCCACAGTAATTTTCATTTTTTTTATTTTTTTTAAAAAAGTAAAAAACGGTTACGGGGTAAATGTCGAATAGACCCTGGATACTATGGATACTATGGATAATGATTACTTTTAGTTATATAGAAATCCGCTTTATATGATTTTTAGTTATAAAGGCTAAAACCCACAAATCTGCGTATTAGTAAGTGTATGAACAAGTATGTCTACCAAATTCAAGGCGCACTGGAAAACAACGACAACAAACTGATTGGTTTGCGTGTATTGGTTTGCGACCTGCATAACTTTGACACGGTAGATGTGCCCATTGAAATTTTGGACAAAGAGACCGCTAAGTACTTAGCATTTCGACTAAAGCTCACAGACGACGCCTTAGTAATCCAAAACCTACCCAATGGCGTAATTAACAAGATAAGGCTACTATTAGGCAAATACCTAGATAAGTGGGTATTGGAAAACTTTTATGGCAATAACCAGCACCCAAAAAGTGTTAACCCTTGACTATTGGAAGATAGCGCAGGATATTAAACCAGGGGACATCGTATTTGACAGACTTGGCCGCAAGGTCAGGGTAAAGGTCGTTCAGATCCTGGATAAGCGACCATGCTACCGCACCATATTCTTGGATGGCACGTCTGTTTGTGGCGACGCCAACCTTAAATTCCCAATAGAAACCCCAAAGTACCGCATTCGTGTGTGCACTTATAAGGGAGTTCGACAGTTTAGGCGTCCTTTATTACCAAAAGCTATAAAGGAACTACTAAACGAGCCACTAAAAAATAAAAGAAACCAGCTAAAGTACAGCGTTCCCACCGCAGGACCCCTGGAATTACCCCACAAAGACCTACCCGTACCACCGTTCGTGTTTGGTTTTTGGTTTTTTGCTAAAAGAAAAGACGGAACAATCCGGATTCCCAAGCAATACTTTGATTTTATTACAGAAAAATTCAAAGACTACGGCTATTTGATGACACACTGGCGCGATCCCATTAAAAAACAACGGGTATACAGCACAAAGCCCAGCGTGATGTCTCACCTAGCACCCAATGTTCCGTATAAGATACCGAATAATTACCTATTAGCCTCTCCAGAACAACGGATTGAGCTACTTAGCGGGATTATGTATTCTAAATCAAGTCTATATAACCAAAGATATGACGAGTTTAGGTTTACATCCAAGCATCTGCCCACGGTTAAGCAGATTCAGTACCTTGCCGAGACCCTTGGGTGCAAGACAAGACTAAACGAATCTTGCCCAATTAACGGGCACACGGTTTTCATAAAAACAAAATTAAAACTTATGGAAGAGCAGACACCAAAGCCGATTAAGGTTCGGCAAAATTGGCGGCTGATCTCCAAAATTGAAGAAATTACACCGCAGGCGTGCGTTCACATCGAAACAGATGGCGAAGATGGCACGATGTTGGTAGAAGAAGGATTTATTGCATGCCTTTGACAAAGGAAGATAAACAATTACTGACCAAGTTTGCTGCAGAGCATAAGCATTGGCCTAAACCAGAGCTTGACGCCGCAATATGGCGTATTACTTGGTCCAAACAAGCACTGGCCCACCAAAAAGAACCCGCAGATGGAGAATATGATACGTTCCTTATGCTTGCCGGTCGCGGATCTGGTAAGACGCACACTGCTTCCCATTGGATTGGCATACGTGCTTGGCGTCACCCCAACACACGCTGGCTTGTCACCGCCCCAACCTCTAACGACATACGAGCGACTTGTTTTGAAGGAGATTCCGGACTCCTTAATATTATCCCAGCTAGTCTTATCCGAGACTACAACAAGTCCCTCTTCGAGATTACCCTTATCAACGGGTCCATCATCCAAGGAATACCGGCCTCAGAGCCAGAACGTTACCGTGGTAAACAGTACCACGGAGCCTGGTTCGACGAGTTGTGTGCGTTTGACTATCTTGACGACGCCTATGATGGTGTACAATTCACTCTTCGTCTTAAAGACCCAAGAATACCTCGGGTGCAGCAGATTATCACAACAACCCCAAAGCCACGTGAGCTTATTGTTGACCTTGCCGAAGGGAAAATCGGCGGCGACGTCTACATGGTCAATGCGTCATCGTACGACAACCGAGAAAACTTATCCGAAACGTTCTTCAAACAGCTAGAGACCTATGACGGAACCGATATCGGTCGTCAGGAAATCTACGGCGAGATCCTGGACCCAGAGTCCGCTGGTATTATCAAACGTAAACAGTTTAAGATGTGGCCGGCTGATAAACCCACACCAGAGCTTGAGTACGTATTAGCGTCTTACGACCCAGCCACCAGCGAAAAGACACACAACGACCCAACCGCTTGTACAGTGTGGGGCGTCTTTGAACAATTAGACGGGGGTACCTGCGCGATACTACTGGACGCATGGGACCACCATCTTTCCTATCCAGAGCTACGACGCAAAGTAGTCAGTGATTTTAAAGAAGTTGTCTACGGCGCGGATAATGACTTTGCTAAGGGCAAAAAGGCAGACCTCATTCTCATGGAAGACAAGTCCGCTGGTATCTCACTGATACAAGAACTTAGAGGCGCCGGCGTGCCAGTCCAGGGATATAACCCAGGACGTGCTGATAAAGTGCAGCGATTGAATATTGTGGCCCCCTTGGTAGCTAAAGGCAAAATATTCATCCCAGAAGACCCCAAAAAGCCCGGAGAGTTTGCAGACTGGGCAAAACGGTTCTTGCGCCAAGTCTGTTCCTTTCCAGAGGCAGGGGGGCATGATGACTATGTGGATTCACTATCCCAAGGATTACGTATTCTTAGAGATGATGGTTGGCTCCAGCTAGACCCTCTTCCTCCTAGGGACTATGACTATGCTGACGATGATATGCGCAAGCGTTTTGCTAATCCTTATGCCCAGTAGGGCGGATAGCCTTAAAACAGCGTATTAGTAAATATAAGGGCTGTGTTCCGCCCACCCAATTCAAAATGACATAATCTATGGCACAACCACAATTACCAATCCAGGCCGGTAGTAACTTGCCAAACCTTGACCGCGAAGATGAGATTCAAGACGCCAAG